GCATCCCCGGCCAGGTTGAGACCTAGGACTTTATTAGCATTCGAGGTATATGAGGGAAGTAGGTTTGCTATCGCGGCCGGCGCGGCGCTAGCCCCAGTACCGCCGTTAACAACGGCAACTACGCCGGTAACATTGGCTGCGGTGCCGCTCACATTACCAGTCACGTTACCTGTCAAGGGACCAGTAAAGGTACCGGTAATGGTCTTATTGACAAGCGTTTGAGTAGCATTCTCGAAGACAAGTCGGCCACTATGTCCGATAATAATTGACCTACTGGCAACATTCGAGGACTCATCAGCAAGACTAAAGGTCAAGTCAGCAGTGGTATTTTCGACAGCCGCTGCTAAGGAAAGAAACGTGTCATTCAGTCCCGAGACGCCATTTCTGATTTGAAGCTTGGACCGGAGGCGAACCGTTGTTGAGTAAAAGTCAATCGAGGCTGCGCTATTGTTAGTGTCGCCGAAAGTAATAGTGCCCGTTCCGGAGCTGCCCCCAATGGCAGGGTCCGCAGGCTGGAAGGAGATATTACCTTTAGCGGATATATCAACGTTATCTTCAGCATTGGTCCGGAAGATAGCGCCCAGTTCGTCAATCTTTGCTAAATTGCTTTTAGCATCGGCTGACAAGTTGTCATCAATCTTGAGTTTTAGGTAGCGGGAAATGGTTGTTGCCATCGTGTAGGCCTCCGGATTAGTTGACTATAGCATGGGCAAGTGGGCGAGTCAATAAAAGGAAAGGGAGCCCCCCGAAGGGAGCCCCCCGAAACACCCCCGTATCGAACACGACGGGGGGTGGCTGGACCGGACTCTCCCGGCGGTCACACCACTATCACATCGCCGCGCAGGCTCTCGCAGGTGTCGCGAGCTGTCGGCCTATCGGCCTCCAGAGTGTTGCATTAGTTATGCTTTTTCCAGATACTCTACATAAAAGGTTACTTTACCAGCAGTAGCAGGAGTTGTGGTAATTTTCAGTGTCAGTTCAGCAGAGGCTGTTAGTTTAGCGGGAAGAGCGGGGAGGGTGGAGGATAGCGTCACCGACCGTTGAGCTGCACCAGAGGTAAAGTCTACAGCTGCGGATAGCGCCTTCAGGTCGGCCGATGGACCGGCAAACAAAGTCAACGAGGTAGCGCCGGTAACAGCAGCTTCCCTGTCCGCCCAAATGCTGGTAACAATAGCGCCGGCAGGGAGTTTGACTCCGAAGCCGTAGTCGCCAACGGCACCGCCGTCAACGCTAAAATCCCAAGTCACGGCTTGGACTTGCTTGCTGAATTGCAGTACTGCGGCTTCGCGCTTGTTTACTTTACCGTAAACTAGGGGACCCGCTTCAGTTCTTAGAGGAGATTTCATAATAGTGTCCTTTCAATTAAAGGGAACCAGGGGGCACTACCCCCCTGTCCCTGGCACTGGTTAAGTATTAGGTGTTAACGAAGTTTTGGATGACGCCGATAGATTTAGGATGCTGGCAGATGAAGACGCCAGTCGAGAGGAGGTAAGATACCATCGCGTTGGTGTATCCGTTAGCGCCGACTTTGAGGTGGAAGTCAGACATGTCTTGGCCCTTAACGGTCTCGAAGTCGGAACCATGAAACTCCAGGACCTTCTCGCCAGCTTTTGTCTCGGGCAGGCAGTAAATCCGGTTCTGAGGTACATATTCCGACGTGACACATTCCAGGGTGTCGTTACCATGTTGGTAAGCGAAGTACTTGACGCCGCGCTTATTGTCTTCGATGGTTTGGAAACGGCGGTCCGTCTCACGGCTTTCGATGAGGGAAGCGTGGCTTTCCGGGGCCATGTGCAGGGCTTTCCAACGGTAGCGGTCTTGGCCAACAGCCAGTTTCACTTGGTCAAGCATCTTTTGGATATGCTTGACATCCAGGGGGTTACCGCCTGCGTTATAGCGTGAGCCGCCAGTTGGGCCGCTCATGGTGATACCGTGGACGAGACGACCATCGTTAGCGGTCAGCGATTCCAGACCGGCCATAACTTCAGTTGCGTCAGTGTAGTTGGTTAGCGTGGTCAAGTTTAGAGGATTGAGGGCGCCGATTGGTTGTTGATAACGATAACACACGTCGTTGGCGGAAGGAGCAGTACCGGCACCAGATATTCTTTCCAGAGTAACGGTGTTTGCGGCGCGGTCCTTGTCGACAACTTGCCACTGGGATGCGCCGGAAGTCGCAGAAGCGGAACCATCTTGTTGCTTGATGAGGAGAATATCGTAGTACTCGAAGAAACCGATGTGGCCCTTAGCTGTATCCGAGCTGGAAAGAGTCACAACCGTCGTCGTTCCAGAAAGGGGCGTGGCGGAAGCTACGGTACCCACAACGCCGGTACCGTCACCATAAAGGTCGGCGGCCAAACGGCGCTTAGCGGCAGACATCTTGCTGTTGATTTCGATTTCGAGGGGCTGGCCATACCGCTCGGGAGACTTGCGGGCCCGGTCGAAAAGGTTGTACTCAAGCTCGATAGTAGCTTGAAGTTCCTTCATGACGGCCGTGTTCTCTTGAATTTTGACTTGTTGGCTGTTCGGGAACACGCGGTTCGCGCCTGCACCTGGGCTGGCGTACTGGATAGCTGCGGCTCCGAGGCTGGTCTGAAACATGAAGCGGAGTTCGCGTGGCAAGCTGCCCGAAACTTTAGCCCGTTTCACCATCTCGAAGTCACGGAAGTCAGTAGAAATCTGGTTACGGATACCGTCGTTAAACGCGATTTGGAGGATTTTGCCTAGTGGCAATACGTCGATGTTACTAGCTGGCATGATACTTTACCTGTTCTTTCTAAAAGTGATTATTTGTTACTTGAATGCCTTACCATATTTACCCCATCCTTTAAACAGGGCACCTAAGTTCCCGTTCTTGATGAGGTCTTCTGCTTCTTTAGCCACAGGTGTAGACCTGTAACCGGAAGAGACAGCCGCTTGCACGTTTTCTGTCGCTTCCCTTTTCTTTTGTTCAACTGCTTTGGCAGCCCGCTTCTCGGCTTGGACGTTAATCCGCTTCCGAAGGGCGGTCGAGACGGTCTTGAACTCCTTCTCAATCAAATCCTGGGTGAGGGGAATTCCTTTCTCCTCGTAGGGCTCGAGCCTTTTTAAGGCTGACGTCCAAAGCATTTCGTCAAACATTTGTTCGGTATCCGAGTCGCCGAGTTTGTCAGCGAAGCGGTACCGGTCAAACACGGGGTGAACATTACTTTCGAGAGACTTGAGTTCCGCCTGTTCTCTCTCTTGAGATACCTTAGTGCGGAAGTCCTCGTTCTCTTTGCGGATTCGTTCAATTTCCCGTTGTCTGACAGCTTCCCGTTCCCTGGCTTCGAATAGCTCGCGCTCGGCAGGGGAGGCCTTCTTAAGGGCTTCATACCGGTCGATACGAGATTTTTCCCACTCATTAAACGCTCCGTTACGGCCTTCCAGGAGGTCAATGAGTCCTTCGACACCGGAGGACTGGTAAGTTTGTTCTAGGATGTCCCAGTTGGAACGGAGTTCCGAGTACTTGCTTTCGACTTCCTTTGCCTTGCCAAGTGCTTGGTCTCGTTCTGCCTGCCATTTACGGGCACCATGAGCCATCTGAACGTACTTTTTAATCTGGTCCTTATTATTAAAGTCAACTTCGATTTTTCGTTTGCCCTTCTCATCCGTGACGACGACTGATTCTTTCCCAACTGATACAAGAGGTTTTGCAGCGGGTTCTGCGGACCCTGCCTCTTGGTCACTGGAGGTATCTTCCTCGTTACCGTCTGTGAGGGAAAATGATTCCTCGACTGACTGACTGGCCAGCGGGGCACTTTCGTCGTTGTCCGGGTCATACTCGCGTATGGTCGGGAACGACTCGGGCGCCGGGGCTGGCGTACTGGCACCAGCGGTAGCCTGACTACCACTGATGTCTCTTACTGCTTGTGCTAAATTGAAACTCATACTAACTTTTCCTCTGTCCCGCCTAATGGTAGGGATAAGATGGTGGATAATGATAGTATGTTACAGATAATCATTGAGGTTGTCAAGAAACTGATTAGGGAATAAAGACACGCTTGCCTGACTTGGTTGGTCTGACCTGCAAGTGAATCCACCTTTTGCCAGGCGGTTCATGGGTATACAGGGGGCTTTCCATATAAAGTCCCAGTTGTTCCAACAAAGGGAGATTATTGAGGCACCACTTCCCGAATTCGCCATCACTATCCCGGAAGTCGACCGCTTCACAGGTCATGTGCGCCGAACGGGCTGCGCCCCTGGCTGACTTGTTGTAGTGGCCAGGCCGATAGCCCGATGTGACCACCAACGGTTTCCCGTATGATATCCGAAGTTTATTAACCGCTTCGAGTAACTTGGTGAGGTTATTTTCCAGTTCGGGGGTGAGCGGGTAGTCCCTATCCCGTCCTTTGAGGACTTCATCCCTAGTAACGTATTGCTTTTGCTCAGACATATTAGGCGTTTTCCATCGCTGGCAACCCTGTGGGTTGGCCGGGCTCGGGGGTTGGGGAGGGCGGAACGCCCGGAACAGGACCGGGAGTAGCACCGGGAGGAGGTCCGGCTAAGGCTGCCTTTTCCTGGGCAGCGAGTTGGACTCGGTCCCGAATGTGCTGTTTGCACAGCTCCTTCAGCTCGGGCTCGAGGTACTGAAACTCCGCTGTCATGAAATACTCCAGCGCAAATCCTATCATGTTTTCGTGGTCCATGAAGTCTTCGGGTGGGATGTAGCGGCCTGTTGCTATCATCTCGTCGAAGACTTCCCGTTGGCGATTCTCAGCTAAGCTGAGTCGGTCATACATCCCCTCAAGTTCATTCAACTTCATGAGCTTGAGCGAGGTGCGGGTAGGAACGCCGGCCTTCTCGAACAGAGGCTGGAGCATGAGGATTTCTTCGCGACGGGACATCGGGTCCAGTGAAAGCGACACACCATATTCCCCAATGATGTCATAGCCGCCGTCGACGTCGCTACCCTTGAGGTCCACACTCTCGAGGGCATTTTCCTTGCCTAAGACGGAGATGGTCCGGCTGACTGGCCAATGTTTGACGACCAGCTTGAGGATAGCTTTATATACTGACTCGACGACTAGTACATATTTATTGAAGAGACGACGCCGAATCATATTGCCTTGGTTGGTGGCATAGTTCATCGACGTACCAGACGTCTCCCGTTTCTGCACCCCGAACATCGCGTCATTGACGCCGAAGCCGTCGTTGATGCCTTGTATCAAATTCAGCCTAGTTGCTACCATTTCCGGCATCAGCTGCGGCACTTCCATAAAGTATGGAGGCTGGTTGCTGGATATCTTGACCACATCCCACGGACTATTGCTAAGATTCTCTGCTACTTCGGCGGTATCGGGCACTACCATCCTAGCCACACCATGAGCTTGAATGTTGTCCATCACAGCAGTATCAATTCGGAGCAAGTTGTCTTGAAGCGCGGCAACGTACTCCACATTGCTGCGACCCCACACGAGGTTGGGCACGTCGATGTCAGTCAAAATGTGGTAGGGAAGACCAGCTTGCTCGGGCAGGCGGGCCAACTTCTCCTCAAGGACGTCATCTGGTAGGTTCTTTTCCATCAACTGACGAGCCGAACCGGCCCGTTTGAACCGAAAGGGGCTCGGTCTACAGGGCTCGACCACCGCCCCCGAAGGAGTAATCATACAGTACCGGCCCATATAGCCGTTGGTGGGGAGGCCAGTTTCCCAGTACTCTAGCAACTCTACTGAGTTATAGCGGTTGTCGCTGAGGACAGACGAGCGGGAAGAAGTTTTCTCGAGAGAGGAGTCCCGCATGACGCGAGCTGCTTCGAGTTCCTCTTTTTTGTCGGGCCATCTAGCTAGGGCCTCTTCGTAATCAATATAAGTGCGCTCAATAACCCACTTGACGTCGGTCCAACATCTAGCATCCGGGTCGAGGAAGATATTCCAGATGAAGGGAACTGTAACGGAGATATCACCCTCCAGTGTCACTTCCCCATTTTCCTTGTCAAAATCGACAATGTCGCCCTTGGTGGCGTCCCATATCGTCTTGATGACCCCACTACCATAGACGAGGGTATTCAAGGTGAGGTTATCAAATCTTTCTTGCATCTGATATTGGCGGATACTATAGCGAACAACGCGGTCTGCGGCATCAGCGCGGCGGTGGTCTTCTTGGTCAGAGGAAGTCGGCCTCATTACTACGCTCGGTGGGTTAGCCGACATTTGGGCGTGCAAAAATCTTACGTTCTTGAAGACATAGACGTTGCTAGTATCGGCGTCGGATTGGTCAACAGCAGGCAGCGCAGTATTGAAGAGGTTGGTCAAGCCCGCTGCATAGTTCATCCCGGAGAAGGAATTGGTAGAGTAGACGGCAGTTTCATTAGCTAGCCACCTCTGCTCGACAGGAGAGCGCTGCTGTTGGGCGTTATTGAGCCTCTTTAGGATTTCCTTTTTGGCAGTACCCTCATCCCACGTTGTTACTTTGAGTGCCATAATCGTAATCCTTAGTAGTAGTAGCCGAACCGTTGGATGGTTGGCTCCATCATGTCAAGAATGTTTTTCATTCTCGGTGTAATCTTCTTACGCGACTGAATAGCTGCCTTCAGCTTCTTCAATGTAAGAAAGTCTACCTCAGTCCCGCAACCATTGTCAATTCTCTCGATACACTTGCGGACTCGGTCCTCGACGGACGGCATCCGTTCCCGTTCCTCTCCGTGGTGTTCTCGGCGGGGGGGAGGTGGCGTCTTGACCATTAACGACACACCAATGACGGTGCTTCGGCTTTTAGCTGAATCGTCGGACATGACTTCGTCCCTTTCTAGCAATGGCTCGTTTCATCAACTTCATTGCCTTTTCTTCTTCGAGTTTCTTTCTTTGGACGTGAGCTTGGTAGAGTGCCCCCTGCCAGCTGAGACCAACCTGAGGTGCGGTTTCCTTTTTCGGCCTAACATCATGAAAGTATTGGCTAGAATCAAGTAAATGATAATCGCTGCCACTAGCAATTTTTCCGTCACGGGTGTCACTCCATCTGGCTGAAGTAATTTCTTCTATTAGTTTTTCGGCGGTGGGGGCTATGCGGAGAACGCTGCCCAATCCCTCTTGGAAATTCTTGATAAGTTCCGCTTTCCTGGAGTTCTTGTCATAGACTCCGGTATAGGAGATACCCATACTAGCCGCGGTATGGATATACCAGCTCTCGTGGGGGTCAGATATCCGACGCACGATATTGTGGCCCGCTGACATCTTGGCTACGGTATTGACTAATTCTGTAGGGACGTAGACGCCCTTGACGTAGTCTGCCTTGATGCAGTACCAGACACCGGTACTAGGGTCTTCCGCCCAGAGGGTATAGCCTAAGGCCGACTTAATGGCGGGGTCTACCGATTCGACATGTCTCCAGAGCGGGGAGTACTCAGGGGGCATCCCTACCATGGTGGAGTAGTCGAAATGAAAGACAGCGTTGTCATCGCTCATCCACTCGCCGTATAAGCGGGAGTTCCGGACATGCTCGGGGAGGTGAGAAAGGGATGACAGGATTTCCCGCTGACGTTCT